CCTCACAGTCATACGCCTCGGTAACACGCTGCCTGACTACATGCTCGTGTGTAACAACCCCACGGGTGCGCCGTTGGTCAGCGACCCCATAGCACAGATGGTGCAGGTGCAGCAGTTTGTGTCACGCGTTAAGGACAGGGACGAGGCGGCAGCAGTTACAACATACGTGACGCGCATGCCACGCGAGGAGCACAAGCAGCTGTTCATCAACCAGATCGCCAACAGCACTAAGGTGACGTACTTCTACACCGTCGAGCCGTTCCAGTTGATGCTGCGTGAGTACAACAAGTTTGTGAATGTTTAATCAGTAGTTGCAACAAACGGGGACGCACACGTCCCCTATTACTTTAGGAGAGTTACCATGACACGTTTCAACATAGACACCTGCTCACTACTCGTTGAGTTCAACGCGTCCGTATGGACAGCACGTAAGCTCGACAAGAAAACAACCGACGAGGTTGTGTCTAGCAAGAACGCTGCTGCTAAAGATGCAGCACGAGTCAACAAGCACCTGCTCGCAGGTCGCAACGAGCTGGACGTGATCCAGACTTACATTGGCAGTGTGCGTACATTCGTGTACGAGAACACCATGCCGTGGTCTGACAATGGCTTGCGCTTATTACCGACGACGTTCTTCATGGAGTTCAGCAAGCGCATGCACGACAGCGAGGACACGTTCTTCAGCTACGTTGAGGACTTCATCAAAGTCTACCCGTCACTCATCACAGCACAAGCGATGGCACTCGGTGACATGTTTAGACGCGAGGACTACCCCACGCCCGATGAGTTACAGAGTAAGTTTGCGTTCAAGGTTAACTACATGCCTGTGCCCACAGCGGGTGACTTCCGTGTGGACGTGGGCAACGACGCACAGAAAGAACTGCAGGACAAGCTCAACAAGCTCGCAGATGATCGCGTCGAGGCAGCGATGCAGGACATACGTGAACGACTCAAGACGCACCTCACGCGCATGCAGGACAGGCTGGGGTACGACAACGTGGACGGGGAGAGTAAGACACGTAAGTTTCACGACTCACTCGTCACGGGTGCGCTTGAGTTATGCGACATGGTCAAGCACCTCAACATCGTGGGGGACGTTGAGCTTGAGCAAGCGCGTGTGGGCCTGTCACAGGCACTCAGTGGTGTGGACGCTAAAGAGTTACGCAACAACATGTCCGTCCGTGAGGACGTGCGCAAGAACGTCGATGCACTCATCGACAAGCTGTCGTTTTAACTTTAACTACAAGGAGAGATGTTATGTCATTTACTACACTTACCCCACGTGAGCGCATCACGGCAGTGGGCATCGACTTCACAAAAGATACACGGTTCGCACAGCTCAGTTGTGTCGCTGTGGTTGGCGACATCGAGATCTCTGATCGTGTAGCTTACGCTGCGACTAACGGTCGTGACGAGGTCTATAACCCTGACTTCGTGGTGTCACAGAATCGCAAGCAGATGCGCTACGTGCGTGCACACGAGCTGCTGCACAAACAACTCAAGCACTGTCACGCATACCGTGATGTGTCTAAGAAGTATCCATACGAGACCAACATGGCGATGGACATCGTGATAAATCTCATGATCGAGGAGATCGACCCACACTTCACGTTCGTCGAGCGTCCGTCAGTTGGTCTCTGTATCGACACTAAGTACACTAACTGGGGCTTCCTGCGTATTCTGCAAGATCTTATCAAGAAGGGTAACGGGGGGCAGGGTCAGGGGCAACCGTCACAAGACGGTGAGCATGGTGGCTTCGATGCACATGAGTTCGATGAGCTTAGTGATGCGGAGCTTGATGCACTCAAGCCTGTCATCGAGGAGGCAGCACGTCAGGGTCAGTTACTTGCTGAGAAGCTAGCAGCAGGTAACAAGGGTGGGGGCAAGCGTCTCAACATTCAGGCGACGCAGTCACGCACCGACTGGCGACAGCACATGCGCGAGTTCTTCACAACGATCTGTGCAGGCGATGAGCACTCACGGTTCGCACCGCCCAACAAACGCCTCGCACCACAGGGGTACTTGTTGCCATCACACTTCTCATACAACAAGGGGGACATCATCATTGCCTGTGACACATCAAGCTCTATGGCAAGACATTACGGTATGTTGTTCGGTGAGATCGCACGTATCGCTCAGGACGTTATGCCTGACAGCGTTCGCATCTTGTGGTGGGACACATCCGTGTGCGGCGATCAGAAGTTCGATTCACATCAGTACGCAAACATTGCAGCACTTATGAAACCTGCGGGGGGTGGTGGCACGACCCCTGCCTGTGTAGTGCAACACATTGCTGAGAAGCAATACAAACCACGTGCAGTTATCTGGCTAACCGACGGCGATCTGTATGGCGCTGCGCCTGTGGTCAACGTGCCTGTGCTGTGGGGTGTCGTCAACAACGAGCACTTCGTTGCGCCCGAAGGTAAGACCATCCACATCTACGGGCAGCTGTAATCAACCAGTGTCACTTCTTTCTTTACGGGGACAAACGTGTCCCCTTTTATTTCAGGAGAGTAATTATGGAAGCTAATCAAACCTTCATCAACGCCATCATCAATTCAGTTGTCAACCTTGTCATCACACGTATCGGTGAGCTTGGTCTTGTTTCAGACATACACAAACGTCTTGATGACATCGAGAAGAAAGTCGATGAGCGCAAGCCTGAGCTTGAACAATCCCTTGAGATGCTGCTGCAACAGAGCACGTGGTTCGGTGATCTCATTGCTAAACAAGTTGACATGAGCATTGAAGAACAAGATCTTGAATCACGCATGCAGAACATTGTTGATGAAGCTTTAGAGAATGGCGTGCAGCACATCGTGACTGAGAAGATCGATAACTATGACTTCTCAAGCGCCGTACACGATGCAGTCAACGACATCATTGGCGACTACGACTTCAGTGACGAGGTCTCCTCATGCACTAGTGATCTGGACTTGGTGTCTGACGACGGATGCCGCGAGATCTTTGAGGAGATGTTTGACGAGCGCTTCAACGACAAGCTCAAGGGTTTAACTGTCAGCGTACAACTACAAGGAGAGTAATCATGGGTTTCACAGCTAACTTCAATCTAGTACACGCCATCCACCATTACGCCGATGCGGACTGGTTCTTCAACAAGATCGCACCCGTCAAGTCAGCCAAGTGGAACAAGCACGAGCGTCCACTCGGTCGGCGCAGTGCGTGGCACTACAGGCTAGAGCGCGGACAGGACGCAGCCTACTATGACGTGTGCCTGTATCACACCAAGATGATCCGTTACGTCAAGCCCGATCAGCATGGCTACCGTGAGGTGTATATCCGTGGGCACGACTCAAACACATCGCGTTCGTTCCTCGCACATAACATACGCCAGTGCTACAACGGTCAAGGTGCGCGGTTTACTGATACAGAAAATACAGTTCGCTTCGTGCCGTTCTCACCATATACGCACAGGGCAGATTGGTCAGCACGTCTGGTCTTTGATCCCAACGGCAGACTTGTTGTGGAGCGCAGTGAGCACCTGCCCATCTATCGCGCTACGGTTACGACTGAGCAGCGTGAGAAACGTGCAGCACTACGCCAACAGATGAAAACGATCAACATGATTGCTGCACTGCGCATGGACACATACCGAGCCAACGCAGAGTGGGAGGAGGTGAGCGCATACCATAAGACGTTAGCAGCACGTACTATCAACAACCTCAGACACGACGTGCACAAGCATGGGTACGACCTGAGCGATGCAGACTTTGTAACGTCTGTTCTTGAGAATCTTGGACAGAAAGTCTTTGACAATTTGTACTCACACTACCTCACTAAAAACGACCTGATAGTCGGCACTCGCTGGTCGATGGGTGGTCAGCGTTTGCGTGACTCAGCGTCTGCACTTGCGACTAATATAACGGTTAAGCAGTTCACTGCTGCGCTTGAACGTGCGGTGATGCAGGTGTTCAGACTAGACGGTAAAGATGGACGTGAAGCCTACCCAGACTTCATGCCAAGCAGTGACGTGCCCAAAACTTTTCTTTGGTAATAGGAGAATTACCATGAACCCAAGAGTCGAGAAGTACGCTGCGTCTGCTGGGTTCGACGCAGCTAAATACAAATGGTTTGATCTGGTGGATCTCAGAGATGCGTTTGATAAAGACGAGAAAGAACGCCATGCTTTTTACGAGAGCAAGGGCATGACAAATATAAAGATTGAAAAAATTCAAGATATGCCGCTTCCATTTGAAAGCATAGCGTGTGTTTTTAAGGGTAAAACGTCTAAAGGTACAACAGAACATTTGCTGTTCACCGTAGACCGCACCCCCACAAAACTAGAGTTTAAGGCATGGGAGACGCGACAGCCCTCACAGTTATGGGAATTAACATTAACTATCTCCTCTGAAGGCACCGCACCATCTAATTTTTTAAACGTAAAAATACGTGAAGATTTTAAAGCTTTTTTGGTGGCAGTTTTAGGAGACATACACCGCGTTAACGTAACACTAATGGCAATGGTATCGGATGTACTTGATATGTTTTTTGCAGTCACTTCAGGGTTTTATAACAAAACCATCCCGCATGCACGTTTAGCGGGTACACCAAAAGGAGATATATCCAATGTAAAGAGAAAGAAAAAAGGCAAGAAGTTGTTGTACACATGGACGACTGTCACGATCAAAGACAGTTACCGTGGAGACGGGACGCGTGTTAAACGCAAGCCACCTAAACCTGCACGACAGCATGACGTGATGGGTCACTGGGCTACGAGCCCCAAAGGAAAGAAGTTCTTCCGACGAGCACATGTACGCGGCACGTTACAGGAAGGTATTGTCAAACATGACTACATCGTTAAAGTGGATAAACAAAATGAAAGACATCAGCGAGCATTTACATAACGTGCATAAAGAACTTAAGACAGTGTATGCACTTGTTAATGAGAACCGACTACACGAAGCCTTGCATCACGCAGAAGAAGCGCTGTTTCACACACGCTGTGCGATGCTATGGCTTAAAGAACGTACCGACGACCCCACAGGAGAATGACATGCACATCAAGACAACATCAGAGAGCACCAACGTCCTTGAAACATTCAAGCGTCACTGGAGGCTGCTCAAGCAGCCGTACCCGTGGAAAGATCCCAAAGTTATTGCAGAGCGCAAGCGTATAGCAGAACTCGACAGAGCGCGTATCGCGTTCAGACTAAGTGGAGGTGTGGAATGAACGACTTACAGGTTAGCCTCGTTATCAACGCACTGGCGAATATTGAAGATCAGTTAGAGGCGCTCAACCACGACCCGCTGTCTTTTCGTGATGAGTTCGCCAAAGCTGCTATCACAGGCATCCTTGCGGGTAAGTGGGGACAGATGCCTCAGTACAAACCAGAAGAAGCCTTCGCTGACTTTGCATACAAGATGGCAGACGCAATGCTTAAACGGAGAGAACAAGAATGAGTATATTGAACCAAAACAAATTAGCAGAAACGATAACGCAGCCCGTGTTTATTTTGTACGGCATACCATACTTGCCTAGCTACGTGGACAAGCATCGGTGGGTTGGTCCTGGCCGTCCCAGAGATCGCACTGAGTTCACAACTACACAACTTATAGCGAGTGGGGCACGACTTACTACAGCTAACTTGTGGGAAAGATCTTGGACAAAAGAAGTTAAAGGTTGGAGGATTCTATGAACGATAACGTCAACCACCCCAAGCACTACACCTCACACCCTAGCGGTGTGGAGTGTATTGAAATAACAGAACATCTTAACTTCTGTATCGGCAACGCCATTAAATATCTTTGGAGAGCTGGACTTAAAAGCGATCAGGTAGAGGACTTACGCAAAGCACGTTGGTATATCGACCGAGAGATTGCACGATTGTTGAATGGGGAAAAAGAATGAGCCCCGACTACAAGTTCGCCATGCTTGCCGCATGGCTTGAAGGCTACGCCGAGGGTTTGCCTGACTATTGCACAGCAGAGAAGTTCAAGATCAAAGAAGCTGCTGAGTTGTTAATGGAAGTGTACGAACAACGTATGAAGGAGAAAGAAACATGGAAGATGAACGTAAGCGATCAGGCATGATGACAAGAGACGAGTGGATGGCTTGGCTTAGAGAGTCTTGGGCCGAAGCACAAGCACGAACCCACACGATCAAAACATGGCGAGAACGATGCGAAGAACACCCAGATCACGAGGGCATTGTGACTGAGCAGATGATTCGTAACAGGATGCAAGAGGAGATCGACGAACTACGCCAAGCCATCGCAGAGGCAAAGGACGCAGTAGCGGCAGAGCGTGAGGCGTGTGCGAAGGTCTGCTTAGAAACAGATGTTCAAGATTGGATGGACTGCGCCGCAGCCATCAGAGCAAGGGGTGAGCAATGACAACAAATGAGCAATTCATAACACAAGTGGAGCTTGCTACTCGATGGAAGATCAGCGAAGCAACGCTAGAACGTGACCGGTCTTTCAAAAAAGGGGTCCGGTACATAAAGTTGGGTGGATTGATTCGCTATCGGTTGCAGGACGTTATTGACTACGAAAACGCATGTACGCACGAGCCGGAGGAGAAGAACGGTGGATAGAGACGACATTATCAAGATGGCGAAAGAGGCTGGATTTGAAATTAACAGCCTTGGTTGGACATACACGCAAGGATTCCTATCCGAGCATCTAGAACGCTTCGCTGCACTTGTTGCGGCAGCAGAGCGTGAGGCGTGTGCGAAGTTGTGTTTAGAAGAAGCGAATGAGGCTTACCACCAAGAAGCGTTTTATCTACCACGAGGCAATCAAGGGCTACTG